TTAAAGTAGATCTTTGTATGGTAAGAGTAGCAGTTTGAAAAGTACACTGCAAACTAGTCCATCCCGAGTTTGGATAAGATCCATTTACCCAAAACCTAAAATATCCAGCACAGCCCTGCATTTCTGATTCTAATCTGTTAATACTGTAATTGGGTCCACTACTAATTTGTCCAACTGGGTTAGGACTTATACCTCCAAAAAGACCTGATACGTAACCAGCACGAATAAGTGCACCTTGTGTAACACCTCCGCGTTGGTGTGTAAATGTTCTAGACGAAGGCACTGGAGCTTGAGCACTAGTTCCATAAAAATTATTTACAGAAATTGTACCTGACGTAGGAATGGGACTGGTATTTCCATGGTTTGGAACTATAGGTCCCCCGCGGTAATACTCGGATAATGATATAGGATTTGAGCCCCCGAACTCACCTTGGATCTGTGAGAAAGAAAGTGCGCCGCTGGAAGGTAGGGTCATAAAAATTTTTCTCCTATACTAAATGTGACTTTTTAAAATATATTATTCCATTTTCATAGTCAAATTCGTGTGGATTACCCAATAAATCTTCTGGAGTCATAAGACCCATTCTGGCCCAGTTTGTATGGCCAAATTTAGATTTGCAAATTTTATCTACGGTGTGAGCTGGCATCTCAGGAAATACATCATCAGCCTCGTACGGCGCTCCTGTATCCTCTGGTATCCATTCTATTTCAAACTCTTCTATCATTCTTTCATCGCATAAGGATCTGTTGATAGCATACGCTGTTTCTTGTCTGGCTTTTTACCCATGATAATATCTTCCATATTTTTGTGTAGATAGTTAGACATCTGTCCTACCACATTGTCTTGAGATAATGTCTCTACTAAATCTTTCAAGGACTCACCATGCTGCAGGCATCTTGATATCAGTTTACCTGATGCTCTCAGTTCTCTATCTAAGTATGAATCTGTTGGCTTGAGTTTAATCCAAAACGCCATAGGTGTTAGTCCAGTGTCGCTTGCAACATAATCTAAAATACCCGTCACATTACGCTCATCAATTGGTAGAGTGAAAGTTGCACTCATCATCCTGTCTGGAATCTTTTTTCTCACACCTTTATTTTCCTTAATTAAAGTCATCCTGATGCTCCTGAATAAATTGGTACAAAGAAATATTAGTTTCTTTGACCTGTTGTATCTCTAGCCACATCGTTTCTATAACTGAGTACATATTAATCATTGTGACTATATTTACAATCATTAATCCTATCCCCATCGTCAAAATTACCCACACCAAGAGATTACTAGTGGACCACTCGAGCTTGATTTTCAAGTCCTTCAAAGGCTTTCCTCCCTCTAATTTCTAGTAATTGTTCTAATTTTATGTTCCATATTCGTTTCATATCTGAGTCCTTGGCGTTATCCATAGCTTTTGCAATATTTTTAATTCGTTTTTGCATAATACTCATATTGCCTCCCCAGATTTCATCCATTTTGGTTCTATGCCACCTTCTATATTAATCCTACATTGATTTGCTGGCAACCATACAAACATTTGATTATCGCACTGAGCGCAGTCGTATGGTTTGCCCTGCACTACAATATAGCCGTTGCCCTTACAACGAGGGCAAATAGCTTTAACCTTTTGCTCGCCCGTTAGATCTACCATTTTTTCTTTTTATCTCTTTCTCTAATAAAAACTCTATTACTTTCTGTACACTCACAGGCACTTCAAACCTATTTTGTGCTAAACTCATTAGTTTATTGTGTGTATCCATAGATACAGACACTGATTTAAATTTACTTATATCTGGCATTTTCTTTCCTTTGTTATATTATTATATGGGATTATATAGAGCAAATATTATATTTGACAATAGTTTATTTTAATTTATTTTATACACATCCACATCTTTTGGCGTCCAGGTTTTCCCTTATTTTTTCCTGGACGTCACTTCTTTATAATCCACGGGTCTTCTAGAAAGTTAAATACAACTTTGCCATTTACGTATTGTTTGTGTTTGGTTTTGCATGTCAGACATTTGTACACACGTCCTGGGTCTTCTTTTACTCTAATAAAAGGCACATACTCGGAACACTTGTCACATATGCCCAGTATAATCTCAAGATCGTCATTAGCGGCCAACTATTCCTCCTGTAGAAAATTGTCGTCTACCAAAAATTTCTCTCAACCACATTTCTTCTCTGTTTTTTAAATTTTCGATATCGTAATTATTTTCATATGTTAACAAAGATAATTGACTTAGTCGATAATCATAATTTTCTGACTTGTGATTTATTAAATATTTTATTTCTGGGGTTTGAAAATATTGTGGAAACAAAGCATAACCCACTAAAGTATGTAAACTTACTGTTAAACTAATTCCCTTTTTTCCATCATTCCTAGCCCAACCATCGTGGCTTTTGTGCAAAGGGACACCATTACGTTTACGAATTAAATCTTCTCTATCCAGTCTTTTTAAATCTTCTATTGTTATTTGAAATCTTACGTTAGGATAACCATTTCCTCCTCTACTAGCTTTGACAGTTGTAAACTCTCCATTAGTTCTTCTTCTAGCAACCCATGGAAAACATTTAGTGCCGTATTCTTCAGGATTATTTTCAAAAGGAGGTAACATTTTATAACCTTCCTTGTCTGGCCCCTTTCCTTTTAACCAATATCCTCCGGTGGTGTGTAAAAAAAACTTGCCTTCAGGTAACATATAAAACTGTGCATCACAGGGTTTCTTTTGTTGATATCTAATTACTGGAATTTTACTAACATCAATTATTAAACCTTTAAAAGGTGTAAGATCTTTAACTTCAATTAATTTAGGTATCATTCGTGTTCTCCACCTTTGCCTCTGGTAAGAATACCATCAGGTTTTCTTCGCACTTGTTTAAAATAAATTGCTGTCAACACAGTCATTGTAATAACCCCTGCGTGGGCAAAAGCAGAGATACCAAAAGCGTAAATGCTCTCTACAATATAAATTCCAAACACAGCAGACCACATCCATGCAAGAACTTGCATAGACATAAATTTAACCTGAAAGGGTAAATGTTTTAATGCGTTAGTTTTTATATTCATTATTGCGTCGTAGGCATCTCTCATTTTATGTCCCCCCAGCTTTCGCCTTTTTCGTAGTCGACTTTGTTCGGTACTTGTAACTGTACCGCTTCTTCCATAATTCTAATAATTCGCTCTGACTCTTCAGGGCCTGATACTGAGATATCAAGTTCGTCATGAATTTGTACATGTGGTATTATTCCTTCCCGATACAGCGCCAGCATAGATTGTTTTGTCATGTCAGCGGCTGATCCTTGTATTAGTTTGTTAAGTGCTTTGTATGTGAATGCTCTTTTAATCCCCGGTCCATGCTCCCTAAGTGCATCTGCGTGCTTCAGTGGTTTTTTAATACCAAAACCGTGTGGCTCCCACATATCAAAGTGACATAGTCTTCCCCCGATCGTTCTAATCTTACCAGAATCATCGGCGCGACGCGCCACAGCCTCTGATAACATTTTTACAAAAGGCGCTCGCTGGTGATACGTCTTCAATAGTTTCTCAGCTGCGTCTTTCATAAGTCCTAGTTCTGCCATAAGTTTGTTTTTACCCATGCCATACATAATACCTAAGTTGATGGTCTTTGCTTGTTTACGATCTATACCGGCCATGTCAGCAATCATCTGGTGAAAGTCTGCACTGCCGTCGTTGTATGCATCTACGATTGTGCCTGTTCCTTCTAGTTTCATCAGTGATGCAAAGTGCACTAATATTCTTGGTTCCTGTTGGCTGTAGTCAAAACAACCCCAGGTGTGTTTTTCTTCTGGTATAAATAATGATCTAATCAGCGGTCCAAGATGCTTGTGTCTTGCAGGAATCTGCTGGAGGTTTGGATTGTTGTAACTAAACCTGCCTGTAACCGTACCACCTTGATCTGATCGTATTTGATTTATCTCAGCGTGTATGCGTCCGTTGTGTTCGTGTTTTAATATTGTGTCGATAAATGTCGTGTTTGCTTTGTTAATCTCTCTTGCTTCGTTAATTAGTTTTGGTAGCTCAGCTGGGTGTGTTGCAAGAAAGTTTTTTGTAAAGCTTGGTGCACCCTTCTCTGTCCTGTCGTACGGTAGTTTCTGTGAGTCAAATGCTTTTGCAATAGATGCAGCAGCCCATATCTCTACATCAAACCCTGCTATTTTATTTATATCTTCTAATAATTTTTTCTCTGTTTCTTGTAACTGTGCCTTGACAGACATGGCTTTTTGTACGTCAACACGTACACCTTTAAATTTCATATCGACCAAACACGGAAATAAATTTGTTTCTAAATTAAATATGTCCCACAAGTCTTGTTTTGATATTTCATGTTGTAATGCGTGCCACAACTTCAATGTCATCTCTGCATCCTTTTCTGCATACTCACCTACAAACGGTGCAGGTAACTTCCACATTTCTGCTTTTGGATTGACGCCAAAGTCTTTTGCAGCATCTTGTAATAATTTTTCATTCTTACGCATGCCTATGTAATCTTTACCAACAGAGTCTAGTGTGTAACTGTATCTATTTTCATCAATCAAACTTGTAGCAATCATTGTATCTACGATGCCACCGTTTATGTGAAAGCCAAGTGACCTAATCCAAGACACATCGTACATTGCGTTGTGAAATATTTTTGTTGATGTCGTTTGTAATAATTCTTCAAACCAATCCAGGACTAAGCCTCGATCCATGTTCCCACCACCTTCGTGCGCGATAGGAAAATAGCCGGCCCAGCCTTCGACCGCGACTGCTATGCCGACTATCTCCCCGTCTCTTCTTACCGAACCTGACCCCAATGTAAGCAGGTTTGGATCTCGTGTTTCTAAGTCAATAGCAATCTCACTATGACTAGATAAATCTGGTAAAAAATCTGGTGGAACCCATTCTGTTTCTGGCGTGAAAAGTGGTTGTTGTAAAGTTCTCATATAAAATTAAAATTTATTGTAAGCCTGCATTTTTTATCTGTGCATACAGAACTTCTATGCCAATATTTATTAGGAAATATAACAGCTGTATTTTGTTTACTTGGAACCATTATGTCCCCTTCACTTGTACCTAATATTTCAGTGCCACCATCATTATCATTGACCATATATACCATATTAGTTACGGGCACTTTAGTTAACCATGGTGCTTGTTCACTTGTTTCATAATCAAAATAATCTACATGCTTTTCATGTTGTATTTTTTCTGATTGTCTTGGGTATAAATTTGCTTTTAATCTTATAGGTATTCTTGACGTAGGCTTGTCTCCTTGAACAAAACTTGCAAATGGAAAGAAAACCTGGTTGTAAATTTCAGGGGTAGGGAGAAATATGCTATAATCTCCTAAGTTGTAATCATAAATTTTTGTAACAAAATAACCTGGAGCAAATGTAGCATCAGACGTAGGATTTGTTTCTCGCACATATATCCATGTTTCTGTCATGTCTAACCATTCTCTTATCTCAGTCCACTTATTATTATCAAAAACTTTGTGGCATAAAAAAATACCATCAGCTATTTCACTTACGTATGGGTTTTTTGTTGTTTTTATATAAAGGCCTCTTTGTTCGCCTAAAACAATATCGTTTTTGTAGTCAGTAGGATTTCTCAATGTCATTTATATTCCTCTTTTAATTTATTTAAAAACCAAATGGCTTTGTCTAGATCTTCTATGGGTTTGCCTTTGTGCTCGTGACGCCAAACATATTTTATGGCTGAGCCTTGTAGGTAATATTTAAAACCATCTCCTTGACATGACTTGATTGCATCTATGCAACCTATATCACCTTTGTTGTAGTGTGATGGAAAGTTTACTGGGTCATGTTTTTTAGATGACATAACACCTCTCATAGTTTCTTGGTTCTAGTATGTGTAATGATTTCTTTGCACGTGTGACTCCTACATAAAATAGACGGTGTAGTTCATCTGGATTAATATCATCGTTGTCAACAGCAGACTTAGTAATATCAGGAAGAATGAGTACATTATCGGCTTCACCTCCTTTGGCAGCATGTATTGTTGATAAGGTTATGCGTGGATTTTGTGTTATCTTTTCGTCGTTAGCTAGCATATTTCTTATATAGTTTTCTGTATCTACATCTAGACCAGCAAATGCCTTATACCAAACTTCGTCTGTTTGTAATCCGTGTTGCTGCATACATTCTTCGATGTAGTAACCTTCTTCACTTTCGTTTAATGTTTTACCTGTTCTATACCCCTTTGTAACATTTTCTCCCAGATATGCATACACATTTTTTATTGATGCTACAGGTAATAAATGCTCCATTGAACGCCATTTTTCCCATGTTTGTATGGCCAACAATAAATCTAGCTTTACAGAATTTTTAGTTTTGTGTGCATAATACCAACCTTGTAATCTACATAAATCTTTTATCTCGTCTAAAAAATAATTTGCGCTTGACAATACTAACCACTCACCTTGTGACATGTCTACCTGTGTAACGTCAGAGTATCTTGTAAGGTCACCTTGTTCTTGTCTCGGCATATATTCTTTGTCGTATCTGTTTGTAACTTTTCTAATTATATCTTGTGATAGTTCGTGTATCGGTCCACCAGGTATTCTGTAAGATTGATTTAATGTATCTATGTGATCTACTTCATCTTTAAGAGCGATAAAAGTATCAACGTCAGCGCCAGCCCATCTAAATATAGCTTGATCATCGTCCCCTGCAATGTAGGTCTTGTTTGCTTTCTTCCAAAGAGTCCGGACCATTCTCCATTGCAAAGGTGAGAGGTCCTGTGCTTCGTCAATAAATAATACGTCAAAAGACGGTGAAACATCTTGGTCAATAAATTGTTCCAACATGTCATCATAATCATACAATCCTTTTTCTGTTTTATACTTCTTAAGTTCTTGATCTAAAAGATATAATAGATCTCGCTCAATGTCCATGTGATGTTCATTTTTGTCATATAAATCTAAGACAGGCATTTCTAAAACTCGTGCTTTGTTAATTAGTCGTAGATATTCATTGTCAGAATTAAACACACCATCCTCATCATTGTACCACGCTGTCTTGATAGGTATGCCACACTTTAAACCAAAGTCTCTGTAGTCTGGAGACTTCATCACACGCTCCTTGTTCATACCTAAAGTTCTAAATGCAAGTGAATGCAGAGTCCTAAAATATGGTATCTCTTTTTGATCTATCATAAACTTTTGTTCTGCTCTGTGTGTTGCTTCCCATGCAGCTTTCTTTGTAAAAGAAAAATACCCAATCTTTTTTATGTCTGTGCCAGCTCGTAAAAAATCTTCTACTAAATCTAATAGTGTTGTAGTTTTACCTGTGCCTGGTGGTCCTAGTATTATTGTTTTCATTAGAAAGGTGACTCTTCATATTTAACTTCTGATATTTCTGGTTCCTCATCGCTTTCTATTTTCATAGATTTAATTTTTATGACATGTGGTGTCTGCTGTTTTATTTTCATACGGACTTCTTTTTCAAAATTACTAAGATTTTTTATTAGACTCGCTGTCTTTTGTCTGTCCAACTCCCAGTTATTTCTTTTTGCCCATCCATAAAAATCATCCATTCTAAAATAACAAAAATTATCTTCGTCAGTCCACGCCATCTTTCTAAGTATGTCTTCTTTTTTTCTACCCTGTGGTCTGTTGACTGTAAAATCTTTTAATAAATTTACTATAAAGTATTTAGGATCTAATGATTGCAACGGCTCACTGTGATCAACACTTGCCATCAACTCTCTTAGATAGAGCTTTCTCCAGTTCTTAGGTGTTACATCTGGTATCACTACATCTATTTGATCTAACACCGCTGTTGCAAATAACTCTGGGTTTCTTAGTTCTACAGTTTTTAATTCTATTCTTGCGTCATCTACATTTAAAAACCATTGTGGAGGTTGTGATGTGACTCGTACTAAAGCGCTCAACCTTGGCATCTGTTCTTCTTCATAACCAACACCATACATTTTTGTTGCGCATTTAGCTGCGTTACACACACCACATATAGGTTGTTCTTTGCATTTATACTTGTCGTAGTCTTTTCTTTTTAATGATTTTATTAACATTTGTACCTCTGTGTTGCCAAGAGGTGGATCCATAACTTTAAGATTATCAGCGACCAACATATTTTCCCAATCATCAGGACTAGATTTTTTTCTGTACACACCAACATTAAATAAACCATTATTTCTAGATCCCTCACCAAACCCTTCTTCTGCTAATCTATTTAGACAAGGTGGACCATCTGGAAAATATTCTTGTTTTTTTGGTGGTTCTTTTATTTGTATGCTGTCTATCTGTTCTTCTGTTTGTACAAATGCATCATACATAGAATAGAATGATTCTAAACTAGCAGCACCACCGTTTTCATCTAGCGCATATCTCAAACCTTTTGTTCCTGCATGGTAAGGTAAATTTAAAAAATTACCTACGTCACCTCGCTCGGCCAATAATTCTGTTTGTTTTGGAAATACCTCACTACCCTCGTAGCCCAATGCCGTTGCCATTTGTTCTAGTTTATCTTTCATAAT